CACAATTTATTGGGAGATTATGAAAAAATGACATTAATTGAGTACGGAAGAAAAGAAAAAGCACTCGGAAACTTTAGGTCCCTTAATGAGATCTGGGGAAGTATAGCACGAGAGCTGGGGGTATCTACCCCTTTAGTTAAATTGTGGGCGCATAAACAGAGAAGAGTGGCTGATCTGCACGTTATTAACCTGGAGAAAGCTACTGGCGGAGAAGTTTCTCGGCATCACACCAGGCCAGATATATATCCACCGGAGGAAGCGCGATGAAAACTAAAAGAGATTCAATCGTTGTTTATCGCTCTTTCTATGAAGCTGCTAAAGCTTTGGGAGATCAAGAAGAGTTAGAGCTTTACAGGGCGATCTTTGAGTTTGGCCTGGATCATAAGAACTCTGAAATGGGACCAATGGCTGCAGCAATGTTTAAGCTGATCCAACCGCAGCTGGAAGCCAACTATAAGAAATGGCAGAACGGTAATAAAGGTGGTCAAGTAACGAAAGATAAATGGGCAAAAGAAGGCCAAGAGCAAGGCCAAAAGAAGGCCAAGGGAGGGCCAAAGCAAGGCCAAAAGAAAACCAAGAACGAACCTAATGTAAATGTTAATGATAATGTAAATGAAAATGCTAATGTCTTTATTGGGTTGGAGCTCAATGATGGATCACTCTATTCAATCTTTGATGATGATCTCGTAAAGTGGAGAGGTTTATATCCGGCTGTTAATGTGGAACAAGAGCTTCGCAATATGGTGGGTTGGATTGATGGTAATCCTACTCGAAGGAAAACTAAGAATGGAATCAAGAAGTTTGTTAATTCCTGGTTATCGAAAGAACAAGATCAAGGAGGAAGGAGAGCGCCAGCACCTCAGAAAAGATCTGGACTTAATTTATTGAAGGAGGTGTCAAGATGATCGCAGCTGAAGAGAAAAAAATAGCGGGAAGAGTTATATCTACTTTGAAAGTGATGTTTCCATCCTTTGCTGCAAAGATGGATGATGATGAAGAATGGATGAACTTAACGCTTGATGAATGGTCAAAGGGTTTATCTGGAATACCTAATGTTGATATTTTGCACGCGATCGAAATAGTGAGAAGATCTGGATCTGAATTTGCGCCATCCCTTCCTAAGTTTGTTGAATATTGTGGCGGGCGACCAAAACTGAATAGAGCTTTGGAAAATAAAAAAGGCCCCCAGAAAGATTATGCTCAGATGTGGATGAATGCTGACGATAAAGGAAAGTATCGATTCTTTGTTGATCACCCTTTCATTGATGTCCCTGGGTATGTCCAGGTTTGGTTTAAGAATTACAACAAACAGCATCGAGGTTGGACCAATCAAGAATCGCAGATGATGATTAATTTTCATGCTCAACCTCAGTGGTTAGATGTTAATGAGGAAGAGCAAGAATCTAGGAGAGAGAAGATCGAGAAAATGAAGGACGATCATCAGAAAAACATTATTAATTATTTTATGAATAGGAGAAGCGCATGAGTGAAGATTTAATAGACGCATTGTTGGAGATCAGAAAAAGAATTGAAGAGTCTGAAAAGCATTCTGGTAAATGGCCAGATCCTTGGGAAGTAGATCTTGAAAATATTATTGCAAAAACTATTGTGCCTAAGAAAAAGTGAACGACGTTGAGCACCAAGTCCAGAAAGCAATTTGTGATTATTTAGATCTTAAAGGTATTTGTTATTGGGCGGTGCCAAATGGTGGCAGCAGAAATCTGAGAACCGGAACCAAATTAAAAAGAGAAGGAGTTAAGCCTGGTGTCCCAGATCTCACGATCGTTCATTCTGGAAGATATATTGGTTTGGAAGTTAAAAAGCCAAAGACTACTTCTGCGAAAGGGAGATTAAGCAAAGTCCAAAAAAGGTTTCATAAGAAGATTGAGGAAGCTGGTGGATATGTTGAAGTCGTTTACTCTTTGGAAGATGTAATTGAAGTGATCAATCGTTTGATGATCAGTGTGGATAAAGAATATAAATTTATAGAGGATCAGTGGTGGGCCAAAGTATGAATCAATTAACAGTTAAGCAAGAAAAGTTTTGCAAATCTTATATTGAAACTGGGAATGCGAGTGAAGCATATCGTCGCAGTTATGACTGTAAAAAAATGAAAGGAGCGTCAATAAATCGAAATGCAGTAGCACTTCTTGATAACACCAAGATTGCAACAAGGATCGGTGAGATCGAATTGCTGCTACAAAAAAAGTTTGAAGTAACAGTAGAGTCACTATCAAAAGAACTTGACGAGGATCGACAATTAGCTAGATCTCTGGGCCAACCTGGTGCAGCTATCTCAGCTCTAAACGTCAAAGCGAGGATCCATGGACTAGACAAACAGGTTATGTCCAACGATCCAGAAAATCCAATGCCAGCAACAATACAAGTGGAGATATTAAGAAATGATAAAAATTAAAAGACAACAAGTGGATTATCCAATTGAAATAGAAGTTCATAAGCAACCAATAAACAAACTATACCTTGGGATCTTTATAGGTTTTTGGTTTGGTTATGCTCCTTACATAATCCATCAAATGCAATGGCTTCGATAGAGCATACTTGCAATGTTTGTGCCAGTGAATATGACGAAATGGATGGTGGAATCGAAGGTTTCTTTGGGATCACTGAAGTAAATTTTTGTCCCTGGTGCTATTCAGCCATAGTTGATATGGTTCATTATCACGATCTTAATCATGACGACGACGAAACTCCGCATACAAATCACTGACAAATTTGAACCCTTCCTAGAGCCGCATCGCTATAAAATCTGCCATGGGGGGCGAGGATCTGGTAAATCCTGGACGATCGCGCAGCTCTTGATCATGAAGGCTTACAGAGAAAGGACCAGGATCTTATGCGCCAGGGAGATCCAGAAGTCGATCAATGACTCAGTGCTCATGCTGCTTGCTGATACCATTGAACGCATGGGCCTGGAGGATTTCTTTGACATTCAAAAGACTCAGATCATTGGCCGCAATGGATCAAGATTTAGCTTTGAAGGACTCAGATCAAACATAACTAAGATAAAATCAATGGAAGGAATCCAGGTCGTTTGGCTGGAGGAAGCTGAGAAGATCACTGCAAGTTCATACGATACACTCATTCCGACTATTCGAGCTCCAGGATCTGAGATCTGGATTTCCTTTAATGCTCAAGATCTGCTGGATCCAACTTATCAACGATTCGTGGTCAATCCGCCAGAGGACTCATACGTTGTTAAAGTCAACTATTCCGACAATCCTTGGTTTCCAGAAGAGTTAGAGAAGGAAAGAGTACACCTGGAGAAAGTTGACAAGGCATTATATAAGCACATTTGGCTCGGAGAACCACTAGAAAATAGGAAGGGAGCCTATTATGCCAGGCAGATCGAAGCAGCCAGGGAGGACAACAGGATCACCAAAGTTCCAATTGATCCAGTGCTGCCAGTAAATTCATTCTGGGATCTGGGAATAGCGGACGCAACTTCAATCTGGCTGATCCAGAGAGCTGGCACTGAGCTGCGAGTCGTTGGTTATTATGAAAACTCTGGTGAAGGCCTACAACATTACATCAATTGGCTGCATGATTTTCGAGATACGCATGGTATCACTTTCGGAGATCACTGGGCCCCTCATGATATTCAAGTTCGAGAGCTGACCACTGGTAAATCAAGAAAGGATCAAGCCAGGCAAATGGGGATCGTGTTCCGAGTGACACCAAATCTACCGATCATGGATGGCATTGAAGCTGCCAGGAGAATATTGCCCAGGTGTTATTTCGATGAGAAGCGCTGTGCTGATGGAATCAGAGCTCTGAGTTATTACCGCTGCGAGTATGATGAGGACAAAAGAGTTTACAAGGATAGACCGCTGCACGATTGGAGCTCACATGGAGCTGATGCCTTCCGATATTTTGCTGTTGCCTGGATCGATAAACGTCATGAAGGTATGACCGGTCCAGCTGTACTCAAGCAAGATTGGAAGATCTTTTGACTTGGCTCAAGCACTCACTCATTGAAGAGTGGAAGTACGATTTTGCTGAATGGTATGTGATCTTCGAGCATGGTGATATGCCCTGGAAGCTTGCCAAATTACTTAAACCAGGCATTCGTCATGTCTGGGCAGTACGCTGGGATGGATTCAATTGGATCTCTTTTAATCCCAGGCTTGGTGGCACTGATATTCAGGTTTTACCCTTTGGTCCCCAACATAAGATACAAAATGTTGTCAATGATACTAATTGTAGTGTTATAATCCACGTTAATATTCGTCGTGATAATTCCAGGATCCGAAATCCCTGGCCGACACTTTGCACTTGTGTAGAGCAAACAAAGGCTTTATTGGGGATTGGCGGATTAAGAACCTGGCATATTTACACTGCGAATCAATTGTATAAATATTTAATAAAGGAGTGTCATGGGCAGCCGCAAAGATTCTTGGAGTGACGTTAAAAATCCACCAAAGGTGAAAGATCCAGTGGCAATGGGCAAAGCTAATGAGAAGAGAGCTACAAAAATGGTCCAAAAGAGAAGGCAATTCCGAGATGCAGAAAGCGGCACTTCCTCTTTTAAATCCAAAAGTAATAGTCGTAGTTCATTATTAGGTGGATTATGAAAAAAGTATAACATAATTAACAAAGGAGCACCATGGGTAGACGTAAAGCAGAACCAGCTAAACCACCGGCAGTAACAAAAGCTGAAGCTAGGCAAGAGAAAGAAGAAGCTAAAGTTGACGCACAAATAGCAGCTAGAGAGGAAGCTCGCAAGCGTAAGAAGAGAGGTCGTGCTTCTTTGATCTCAAATGATGAAAGAGGTATTACTAGCAATTTAGGCGGATAAGATGGCTAAATATAAAATCCCTAAAGAGCTAGGGACAGTCAAAGAACTGATAGCTCGTTATGAAGCAGCGAAAAGCAGAAAGGATCCCTGGATCAATCATCTTAGAGAATGTTATGATTTTGCTTTGCCGCAGCGTGAAAACTTTTCCCTTCATACACCAGGACAAAAAAAGAATGTCGACATCTATGATTCAACAGCAGTCATGGGAGTCCAGAAGTTTGCGTCAAGATTACAAGCTACTTTAATTCCGCCCTGGCGACAATGGTCCAAGTTAGTTGTAGGATCTGAGATTGTTGAAGATGAGGATGAAGTCCAGGAATATTTAGATGAAGCCAACGATATTCTATTTGATCATATTAATCATTCAAACTTTGCTACCCAGGCACATGAAGCTTTACTAGATCTCAGTGTTTCAACAGGCGCTTTGATGCTAGAAGAAGCCGAGCCAGGTGGTGACTCATTATTACATTTCACTGCAGTTCCGCTTGCAGATCTATATCCAGAAGAAGGACCGAAAGGATCTATTGAAACTGTCTGGAGAAATCATAGCGTTCCAGCCAGGCACGTTGACAGGATCTGGCCAGGCGCTGAGTTATCAGATGAAGCTGCAAGAAAAGTTAAAGATAAGCCAGATGCTAAGATCGATCTGATCGAAGGCACTGTATTTGCTCCAAAAGAAAACGCTTATTACCAATGCGTGATCGAAAGAGAGCATCAAAAAGTTATATTCACACGTTTTTATGAAGTTTCTCCTTGGATCGTGTTCCGGGAAATGGTTGTACCAGGTGAGATCCTTGGTCGAGGTAGAGTCATGCAAGTGCTGCCAGCGATCAAAACAGTAAATAAAGTTAGTGAATTTGCGCTTCGCAATGCAGCTCTCGCTATTTCTGGGATCTACACAGTAACAGATGATGGAGTAATTAATCCATATAACATTAACCTGGAGCCAGGCACAGCCATCCCGGTCGGATCTAATGATAGTTCAAATCCAACATTACGTCCCCTGGACAGAGCTGGTGACTTCAATGTATCTGAATTAGTTATGGAAGATCTCAGAGAAAGTATTAACAAATGTTTATTTGCTGAACCTTATGGCGGCATGGATTCTCCAACAAAGACTGCCACTGAAATGTCATTGCGTGGTCAAGAGTTGGTTATGGATGCCGGATCAGCTTTCTCCAGGTTACAGACTGAGTTTATTGAAAAGATCATTAAGCGATCTGTCTATATCCTAATGAAGAATGGCAAGCTTGGTGACTTTAAAGTTGATGGTAGAGAAGTAACGATCAAGCACACTTCACCATTAGCCAGGGCCCAGGATCAAGAAGATATGTTAGCAGTGCAGCAATACATGGAAATGGCAATGGCGCTTGGACCAGAAGTATTTGCTTTAGGAACCAAGATGGAAGATATGCCGAGTTATATAGGTAAGAAGCTTGGTATTGATCAAGAGCTTTTAAGATCAGAAGAAGAGAGAGTTGAATTGCAAGCGCAAGCAGCGGAAGCAATGCAAGCACAACAGGAGATGCAAGATGGCGGAGAGCAGTTGGGATAAATTAGATTTAGATGGCGAAGAAATACAAAAAACCAGGGAAAAGAACCAGGCTAAGTCCCATGAAATAGCTGGTCAATTCCAAGAATGTTTTAGTACAGATGCGGGGCAATATGTTCTGGATCGGTTGAAATCTATTACGATTGATAAACCAGTGCTAAATCCGAACTCGACACAATTTAGTGCCGGGATAAGAGAAGGTCAAAACAACATTGTAAGACAGATCATTGATCAGTTGTCTTTGGCAGATAAAAAATAACTTTGGAGATAATATGAGCGAAGAAGAAACTTTGATAGAAGAAAACCCAGTAGAAGAAACTGCAGCAGAAGAAGTAGTTGAATCAACTGAAGTCGAAGCAGCTGCGCCAGAAGAAGGTGAAAAACCAGAATGGCTCAAAGATAAATACAAAACTGTTGAGGACCAGGCAAAAGCCTATGCCGAGCTTGAAAAGAAGTTCGGAGGTTTTACTGGATCACCAGAAGGCGATTACGAAGTCAAAGCACCAGAAGATCTGCCAGGCGAATTTGATATGGAGGATCCTAGGCTTGATTGGTTCCAAAACATGGCAAAAGAAACAAACATGAGCCAGGACACATTTAATAAGATGTTGCATGGCTTTGCCAAGATGGAAGTTGAAGCCAGTGATCCAGAAGCTGCTAAATCAATTGAGATCCAGGCATTAGGTAAGAATGCGAATGCCAGGTTAAGAGATCTTGGTGATTGGGGTAAAGCTAATTTAGATTCAAATCAATATGAAGGCTTTAAAGGTTTGGCAACGACAGCAGCCGGTGTCCAGGTATTAGAAGCTTTAATTGCTAAAACAGGTGAAGGCAAAATGCCAACATCAAATACAGTAAGAGCTCCAGCATTAACACAGGATATGCTAGACGATATGGTTAAAGATCCAAAGTATCAAACTTCCGCAGCATTTAGATCTGAAGTGAAAGAAAAATTTGAACAGCTGTATGGACAATAAATCTTGGCACAAAGGAAAACCATTGGCCTGGCAATCGGGTTGGCTTTGTGCAAAAGATGGAAAGCCACATGATCTTGTGTATGGACCAGAAAAAACAATTGAACAATACAAAGCGGGATATGAAGCTTATGAAAATTTCTCCCAGGTTCACTGCCAATCTAAGAAGGTTCGATAGCTCTCCTCATATTTCTCCGGCCTAATTAGATACAAGTGGGATTGATTACCCTAAGTAATCACTAAAAAAGATACAATTTGTTGCAAAAGATATTAAATGTAGCGTACAATCAGAGAAAATCCAACTAATGGACACTTCTTTATAGAACCCAGCCAGGAAGGATTCGGCCCGCATGGTGCGGACACCCGGCAAAAAGGTAATATTTAAACTAATATAAAGGAGGACTTATGTCCGCACAATTATCAGCAGCCGCCCAAACGCTGTTTGACTCGGAAGTCAAGCACGTGTTTCAAACAAATGGCGGTCTAAAGGACACTGTAACGAATCGTAATGACGTTATCGGTGATATTTATAAATTCAGAGCAATGGGTAAAGGCCTAGCAAATCAGAAAGCTACTTCAGCTGACGTTGTTGCAATGGGTATTACGCATTCTTTGATCAGCTGTACACTCGGCAACTGGAACGCGCCAGAGTACACAGACATCTTTGACTCTAAAGAAGTAAACTTCGATGAAAAGACTGAGCTTCAGCAAACTATTGCTGGCGCACTTGGTCGTCGTCGTGATCAGCTTGTTTTAGATGCAATGGACGCAGCGACTGCGGGCACAACAATTGCCCATGGTTCAGCGGGATTAACACTAGCCAAGCTTATTACAGCTTCAAAATCATTGACTGATAAAGGAGTACCATCGAGCGATCGTCACATCGCAGTATCAGCAGCTGGTCTTGAGGATCTATTAAGTGTAACTCAAGTACAAAGCGCTGACTACAACTCAGTTCGTTCTTTGGTATCTGGCGAGCTAGACACTTTCATGGGTTTCAAATTCCACGTTATTGAATCACGCGCGGAAGGTGGACTAGACTTAGCGTCTGGTGTTCGTGAAGGTTTTGCTTGGCATTCTTCAGCAGTTGGACTAGCAACTGGAATGGAAATCACAGCGAAAGTTGATTGGGTTCCTCAGAAAACATCATGGTTATGTAACGGAATGATGAAAGCTGGTGCTGTTGTTCGCGATGCAGATGGACTTGTTTCTATCAGCTGGCAAGAGTAATTAAGTTGTAACCGAATGGTGGTATTCCAATATGGGGTACTGCCATTTTTTTTAAGGAATTATTATGGCAACATCAATTGAGATATGTTCTAACGCATTAAATTTGATAGGCCATGGCTCAATCGCTAGTTTCACAGATGGTGGAGCCGGAGCCAACATTGCAGATGCTTTATACGAAAC